TACTTGTTAATAACGGCGATGAATTTGCCATAATTGTCTTTCAGTTCTTTTTCTGTCTTTTGTTTCATTTTCTTTGATTTAAGTTTTATTATTCTTTTTTTAAGCTTTTCTAGTGCTGTCTATTATAATACTATTAAAAGATACCTCAAATATACAACAATTTTTTCAAATTTCCAAATTAATAGAGGTCTTTTTTCGTTAAAATTTTATAAAGTATCTCAACTTCCTCTTCTGTGGTTAATTCTGGCATATCTTCATCAAATAAACGCATAGTATATAGGGTAACTCCTTCTTCGGATTCGAACTCGGTAGATTCGGATGACCATAGTGCGGGTATAGTATCCAACGATTCTTCTAATTCTTTTTGGGTCACATCCATTAATGGGATTATATAGTAGTAAAAAGACTCACCCAACTCATCATCTTTCAAATCGATTCTAATGCATGGATTCCATTTTTGGAAGCTGATGTCTGTTATTGGAGTTTCGGGTACAATTATCATAGTAACAAAGATAGTAAAAATTTGCTAAAATTCCAAATTTATTTTACATTAATAAAAACAACTCCTGTCCTACTTTTTAGATTATATTATTATTAGTACCACTAAAATTAATTCCATTGAATGTAGTATGCCAAATTACATATTTGTTATTTTGAAATAATTTATGGGTTTTCCAAGAATCCGGCCACAAAGCCACTTCCTCATCCGTAAAATATATGGTTTCAGGAATTAAACCAGGATCATGTCTATAATACGCATAAAATGAAAGAAGTGTTCCTTCTTTACAATTCGGTTTAACTTTATTCATAAAAAATGGCAAGTTACCGTCGGTGTCGGTATCAAATAATATACCATCAAATTTTCTATTTTCTAATGGTAATATATCCATCCAATCTCCTAATATTATTTCCACATTTGGTTTATCTTTAGCCCATTCCAATGCTCTTTCATATTGTTGTGGATGAATTTCAATAATTGTATGTGATGTTATATTTGGATTACTTTGGATAAAATCGGCAGAGATGTGCATACCAAATCCCAATTCTAAAATATCCCCACCATTTTGAGTACTAATTTGAGCCTGCCTTTCCATTATCCTAGTTTCACACTTATGCATTATATTATGATTATTATCTGGATTATATATGTAATCATCCGTAATGATTAAAGTTTCAGTTCCATTCATATTATTATATTTTTTAAGTTTGGGTGTTTTAAATAAATAGTTGATTGTAATAAAAATGATAACTCATTTATTTTTAAATCAGATTGGGATTTATAAGTTGGGCTATATTTATTTATCTTATAATTTGAATCTATTAATAATTTATAAAACCATTCCCAATATTTTTTATTTGGTTTTGAACTTTTCTTACCCTTTACTTGGTTTATATTATTTGTAATCGTATCATATACAACAATCATATGTGATTCGTTTCTATTTAAAAATTGTTGTCTAAGTTCTAATGTAGTATGATTATAATTAACTCTACCACAATCTTGCATCCTAACCATAGATTCGATACAAAATAATTTTTCTAAATCAACCCAATAAAATCCAATACCATTTATTCTATAATCTAAAATAATTTTATTTTTTTCAATATAGTTTGAAGTATTGTAATTTTTTTTGTAATCGTTTAAAAAGGATTCCCATATATTTTTTATATCTGATAAGTTTATATCATCTAATTTGTGATAACTCATAGTTGGATTTGAATCTATATAATTGCATAATGAATATACAATTTTGTAAATTGCGTTATCAGATAATTTTTCAAATGTATTTATATCCTTATATAATTTATTAATAATAATATTACCAATTCTTTCGCCAATTATTTTTTTTATATTAGTAGCAACTTTCATTATATTAAATTTTTAATTATAAAAGTTTGCTTAATTTCATTAAAATTTGATTTGTAAAATGTATTAAGTGGTACGTTTGATAACTGTTCCATTAAGGTATAATTTACTAATATTTCCTCTCCTAATTCAATATCATTTATTGCATATAAATCATAACCAGTATCATCAGTAGTTTCTTTAACATAGGTATTGGGGTTAAACGAATGATTACAATACCTACCTAAATCTCTATCAAAAAATCCAAAAATATTTTTTTTATAAATATGATTTGTATAATTTCTATAATACTCCCCAATTAATTCATCTTTTAAAATTGAAGTTTTTGCAAATACCGATTTACCTTTTATTTCAGTAGGCACTATAATGTATTTCATTTTATATTATAGAATTTTTTTAGTATCCATTAGACCGTATAAGAAATGAGCAAAATTTAAATTACCATTAAACGAAAAATGTGTATCATTTACTATACCATTTGTTGCTTTATATATGGTTTCAAATGAAGCATATATTCCATTATCTTCTTCTAAAGACCAAAGATATATAAACTTTATTTTTTTCTCATTTAATAATCTTTTTTTGATAAACTCAAAACGTTTTTTATGTCTATTTTTATAAAAAATATGATTAGAAAAATAATATTGAAAATTTATTATTGTTTCCACTATCTCTTTATCTTTACTATTATTAGTATTTCCTATTAAATTTTTTGCACCTTCATATGATGAAAATACATCATATACATTATATGCCGTATCACCAATAGGAACATCTATTCTTCCAAATAAAGTCATATTAATAATAACAATATCATTTTCTTTTATTAAATCAAAATTTTCAATAATACTATCAAATATATAATCATTCGAAGCACCATTTTTTCCAAAGTTATTAACTTTATAATTTAATAACTTACCTAAGTGATTTGGCCAAATATTATCACCTTCTTTTTTATATAACAAATAATCTTCTTTAATATTGGAATGACACTCATCATTGCATCCGTGGCCAAACGTCATTGAATCTCCAAATGTCCAAAGTGTACTCATTATATTAATTTTTTATTTTTTATGAAACTACTAATCATATTCTTTTCGGCCATATGACAAACTCCATTATTATCTAAATTTTTAAAAGATGGGTTTTCATTATACAAATAATTGATATCATTAAAATATACATTTAAATATTGTTGGTTTAAAGTAATGGGGGGTATTCCATTATATTTTTCAATAAAAAAATCATAATTTAAATCTATAATACCTAATACATCAGAATAAGTTTTATTAATATTAGTATAATTGTTTGTAGCAATTATACACGTATTGTTTAATTCAGTAAACTCCATTGGTATGTTTGAATATTTTTTATAAATTTCGGTAAAGTGACCAGTCTGTATCCCAGTCAATGGATGTTTATAACCCAAATTTAATTTATTGGTGTTAATAATGTTTTTTAATTTACTAAAATCGTTTACTACTAAATCATTATCTAAATGTATAAATGGGAACGATATTGATGATAAAACTTTTAATTTAGGGTATGACCATAAAGTAGGTTGCTTATATTTATTATCTACATCAAATGTAACCCAATCATAATTTAATTTAGTACCCTTAAAATAGTCTTTATCTGAATATATTATAGGCGTTATATTTTGTGCATTTAAATTTTCAATCGAATATTTTAAATAAATTTCAGTAAACTCTTTAAGTCTAATGGGTAAATATGTAAATGCAACTCTCATTATATTAATGTTTTTTTAATTACAAATTCCGTCTTTAACTCACCATTAATTATTAAATCTAACAATGAGTTTTCATTCTCTATTTTATACATTAATTTACTATGAACTAAATCCGACCACTCTTTACATAGTTTATAATTTTTATCAAAATCTTGCAAAAATTTATCTACAAATTCAGCAAATAATTTACCATTAGCCCTACACCGCTTAGATTCATCATAAAATGGGTGAGGTGGTACATCTAACATTTTTTGAACAATTTGTAATGGATAATCATGTGTTGATATAAATGGTATACCAGATAACAGTAACCCAAGCGTTTTTTCTGAAAGATATTGTGATGTGAATTCTTTATTACTCCAAGACCAACTTTCACACAATATCTGCATTTTAGCTTTAGGTAAAACTCTGAAAAATACATCCATATAACCAGCGTGATTTGCAATATAACTTATATCATCAAAATCTACATCTCCGTAAATTGAGTTTGTGTTTATATGTGATATTTTTGGTGAGTGCCTGTCGTATGCGGGATTTTGTAGTGCATTCGTATGTTGTAGAAATAATCTATCGTTATTTAATTTACTTAACTCATTTATGATATTAACCCTATTAACTTTGTGATTTTTTATACTATACATTAAATCATAATCAAAACTTAATCTATCATACACTTGTTTGAACTCATAGTACCACCGTATATTCCAATTATGATTCCATTGAAAAATTGTATTGGTCAACGTATAATAAAAGTTTGGGTGTTGTAATTTTATTGACTCATTTAAAAAGATATTATCGGTGATAATATGGTGATTTTTTAATTCATTTATGAGTGATTCAATTTCCACCCATTTTTCATCAATATAATCAACATCTTTTGTTTGTAGTATTTTTTCGGTTCTGAAATACCCTATTAACCATTTTTGATTTTTTGGACAGTCTTTTAATAATTTTATAAATATTTTTAAAATTTGTTGACTCTCCCTTTCCATATAATCTCTATCGGGTTCTATCTTACCAATTTTAGAATCATCTTCTCCATTGAAAAACGCAGTAAAATAATCTAATATATGATACCCATCATCTTCAAAACTAATTTCTTTTTTAAAAATAAATTCAACATCATTATTTTTATATTTGCAAAATATACTACCTTCATTATTTTTAATAAAGTATTCTCTATTAGTAGTGTTATGTGCTAATTTATAAAATATAGATTTTTGATATGGGTGGTGGATGTATATTTTCACAATAGTTTCTTTTTACAATCTTCCCTATTTCCTTTTCTTAATCTATTTTTATCATTTATATCATATAAATCTTCGTAATATGTAATTGGTATATTTAATTCATTTGATATAAACATTAACTCCTTATTCCATTTTATTATATTTTCTAATGCTATTTCATAATTTGGTGTCTTTTCCCAAAGATATGGTTGATTAGATTCAAATCCATTTTGTTTTTTTTTATAGTTTAAATATGACCAACTCTCTGCACAATCGTTTAAATTTTTTCTTGATAATAAAATAACCTCGTCAAATTCTTTTTTTAATTCAATCAACCAATTAATTCTATTTTCTTCTTTTATATAATAAGGTAACTGAAATATTATAGTTTTAAGAACTATATTTTTGAAATTAGTTAAGGGTGGTAACCCAGCAATTGGATTAAATGGTTCAAATTCATATTTAAATTTATTATTGATGGATAGTCTTTTACCAAATTCAGTTGAACCGGTACGTGGTAGTGCAATTATTAATATACTCATATTAATGTGGTATTAACTTTAAGTTTTGGATAATCAAAATCAGATTCGGTCATCCAAATATTTAATGCATATCGTACCCCATTAGTAACTGGCAAAACTCCGTGAAATGTTTTACTGCCATTAAATGAAATAACATCACCTAAATTTAAGGTGAATACTTCAATATCATCTAAATTTTTAAAATCAATTGATGGATTCTTTCCTTCAGATAATGCAAATTGACCACCATTAAAATTATCTGATAACACTATTACAGTAGTTAATTCACTTGATTTGTCTTTATGTAAATTAAGATACCTTCCATCATAATACGAAGTTAGACTGATATTAAAATTCTTTAAATTAAACGTAGAGTAATCAAACCATAATTTGAAATCTCCATTTTTATAATTAGTTGTTAATAAATCAATTATCCGCATCTTAAATTCAGAATCGTATATTCTTCTACAATCCCATTGTTCGGTTGGATTATATGAAAAGGGCTCTCCAAATTTAAGACAGAAATCAATAAGGCTTTTAGCGGTTTCTCTATCACAAAAATTATTATTTATGGTATAATTCATAATAGATGTGAATTTTTTGGTTTAGTAGATATTAATAAATTACCCTCCTTTATAAATTTATACAATTCATCTGCGATTAATTTATATCCATTATTATTTGGGTGCTTGCCAGTGGTGGTATCCATCCAATTATTATTATCTCCCCAAACATCCTTTCTATTAGTATCAATTAATAAATTTGCCATAGTTTTAGTTTGATAACCCCAATATCTATCACTATTTATTAAATGGGTTTTGTCAACCAACTTATCGATATTTTTATTAATCATTATATCGAACGCATCACAAAAAAGATATCTGATTCCTAATTCTTTAAATATAAATTGAAGATGTAGAATATAGTTTTGATTCACTATATCGTAGTATGTATCGTTAAATAAATTACCAATATAGTAATCTCTAAAATTTTTCTCAGCCCTATTGTAGTTTACGTTATCACCTGTGACTCCTTCAAAAATATATTTTAAAAGATGCTCTTTAGTCTTATATCGTTTACCCCAAATAAAAAAATCATCTTCAGTAGGGAAAAAGGGCAATGGGTCTCTTAGGGATGATGACCACATAATAATAACAAAATCATTTTGATTGATGATTTTATTTTTTAATTGATAACATACTGCGTTAAATATTGCAGTATTAGAAAACGCACCAACTCCATTATTTATAACCTCACATTCAAATATCCCTGATAGGTGTTTTGGCCAACAATATTTTTGTCTTATTATTGTTTTTTGTTCGGGAATATCCGTAGTATATTCATCTTCAATATTTCCACCAACCCCTTCAGTCCAACTATCTCCAAATGTAAACAATTTCATAATACATAATATTAAAGATGTTTTTCTTTAATCTTAGTTATGAGTATTTGAAAAGCAGTTGATATTTTTGTTTTTATATCTGTTGGTAATGGATTAACCAATGACTTAATAATCGTTATTGGTCTTTCTTCTCTAATTTTTGGTGTTTTTGCCATAATATTTTTTTATTTTATTTTATATACTAATTAAAGTTTTTGCGGTCCAAAGAATTGACAAGTTGGACAATAGTATGAGTAACAATAGTTACCACAATAACTCCAACTACACCAACAACCATTGTGCATCACACTAAATATACCATCACCAACATCTACTAAAAATAAATCGGATGGTTCAAAATCTAATGTATATAGTGTTTTTGATTCAAATATCATTTCTAATCCAGTAATTGCAATTGTTGTTAATTCATTGGTAGTTGCATCGGTTATAACAAGTTTATCACCAACGTATAAACTATTTACAATTTCAAATCTAGTTGCAGTTGAATCCTTTTCTTCGATATAATATACACATGATGGAGTATCTGTCCAAGTTTTACCATCTGCCAATGTTATCTTTATCATAACCATCTCTACTGATGCAGATATTATAGATTGTAAACTAGATGATATTTGTGTTAATGTATCATTTGATTGTTGTAGCGTACTATCCCAACCATATGTTGCAATTTCTTGTGTTAAATTTCCTGCTTGATTTTCATTTGAATCTATAAAATCAATAGAACGTATGTAATCACCCAATTGAATAGCACTGATATTCACTAGTGAACCATCGTAGTTTAGAATATTTGAATCATCATCTGTATGATAATCTGTACCCTTAGTTCTACCCACTTCTTTTGTAATATATTTATATCTAGTTTTTTGGTTTAATTTTTTAGTTTCAGAAATAAATTCATCCACATATAAAGAAAGTGGTATTATTGAAGATTGAGTGTATCCACCCATATTAATAATATCTAAATTTGAACCATATATAATATCAATTCCTCTTATGATTGAATATCTACCATCTACCAAATTATCTTCTGAAAATATAAATTCCTGAACTAAATAATCACCTTCAGCTGAATTTATAGTGTCATTTAATTCGGTATTATTAGAAACCGTATATAATGATGGATATACCATTGTATCGTATGCTGGATATCTAGCTTTTATTAAAACATTTGGGTTTGTTGTGGAAGTATAATCTACTTCATCCAAAGTATTTAAATTTAATGTATCGGATGTATAATATGTTTTTGGAACATATATAGAACTACTCATTAAATTGAAAAATTCAAATTTATCTGCACAATATGTTTCATCTACTAATGCAGTTGTATCAAACGATTGTCTTAAAATGAATCTATTAGCAGTATCCTCAACATATGGAACTGTTATCGAATTAGCTGGAACAACATATTCTACATATGTTATATTATTTTCTAAACATTTTGACTGTAATATTTCTTTAAATCTAAATGGCTGATTTAATGGCTTATATGCCACCGACTCAGTCCATATAAAATGAAATTCAGTAATATTATTACTGTTTAATACATCAAATAATGCAGTGTAATCTAACAAATCTGCACCTTCGTTATAGATTGTAGTGTTTGTATTTATTTCCAGAAATTTAACCGAACCATCTTTCTGTAAAAAATCACTACCAATTATTGTTGCCTTCATATAAATTGAAATTTAATTATTTACTATAAATATCTAAAAAAACATATTCCCACTATATTATTGTATTTTTATTTTTATCTTCCATTGGTTCTAAATAATTCGAATCAACATCGCCCCATAATTTTTCTGGACATGTATTATAATTTGGTGAAAACACCTTCTTACTTAGAGGACAACCACATTTTCCACATTTGGCACTCCATTTTAATCCCTTTATTACTTCTTTTCTAAATTCACATCCCAAACAAACTTCAAGCCTCAATTTAGCTAATTCTTCTTGCTTTGGTGTCGGCTTTAATGAAGCTTTCCATGCATCAAATATTTCTTTATAATCAATCTTAGGCGTATTTCGCATATTATATTAAAGTTTTATCCTTTTTTTGAATATCATAATAATCATATATACTATCATATTTTTTTATAAAATCCTCATTGAATTCGATATTACATTTTATGTGTTTACTAGAATTTAAAGATTCTATTTTAAATGGTCTTCCTATTATAGTTGTTACCCATTCGTTTAATTTATGCAATTCATAAATTTCAAACCAAATTATATTTGGGTCATTATTTGTCCAATAGGAAATGGGAGTCAATAAAATATCAAGTATATTAACTACATAATCAAAAAGTTCAAATTTTAAATTATTTGTTTTATATTGGTTATCAAATAAATATTTAGAAATTTTACGAACTCGCACATCTTTACTAATTAAATCATTTTTTGTGAAAAAAAATAGTTCATCTAAAGTAAAATTAGAAAATTTATAAGATAAGTCAGTTAATCCAACTCTATTCAAATCAAATATTATATGTTTATATAAGGAATAAAATCTTTCATATTTATTACGATTTACTGCTATTACGGGTAACGTATATCCGAATTTTTTTTGAAGTTCAATTAATGGGTCATGCCCGTGGTCTATAAAATTCATTATATCTGATGTTTCTACATTAGTAAAATCTACTTTAGAATTTATAAAATTTGAATCTGCATTTAAACTTTTTACATTAATACCATGCATTATACATGAATAATGAAATGAAGTTGACCCACATCTAGGTAAAGAGATATAAAAAAATTTATTATCTACCAACATTATATTAGTGTTTTTTCTTTTTTAATAAAATCAAAACCCACATTACCTGCCATAACTATTCTATCAATTATTGAGTTTGGTGCATTATTGGGTGCATGTGGCATATCACCCTCCATTATGATTAAATCATCTTCTTCGGGCCTAATCCAATATTCTTTTTTATTTTTACCTTTAAAATATAAAACTCCATCTTCCCCATCCATAACATCTGGCATTTGAATGTAATAGACCCAAGTATAATTAGGAAAAAATGATTTCATTTCTTTACTTATATCGGTATGAGTGTGGTATTTATCTATCCCTTTTAATTCCGTGTGTTGAAATTGTATTTGAACAGGGTTAATTGAACGAACCACGTTTACCCATGTATCTGTGTTTATTTTATTATATGTTGTATTTTTTGTTTCGTACAATTTCTTACACTCATTAATACCAATTTGAATTATTTCATCTAATTTTGTTTCAATATTAATTTTACCAATAAAATCAATATTTTGTTTCCATTCTTCTTTATAGCCATATCCATCCGTTTTAGTATTTGGATGAGATTCTATAACTACATATGCTTCTTTTAAAAACAATAGTTTATCTTTTATATAGTTTAATTTAGTTTTCCAAATATATGTGGAATCATCGAAAAATATCTTTTCCATATTATATTAAATTTTGTTTACCTAAATTTGTTTTAACTAACGATATCCAATTTACCAATGAATATCTTGCGCCGGTTATAATGGGTGTTACTCTATGTAGTAATCGTGAATTAAAAATATACAATGTTCCAATTTTATTTTCTATTGGTACTAATTCTCCTTTAAGATTTTTAATTTCCAATATACCACCTGTATATTTGTTATTTAATTGAATTACTATTGATGCAAACCTATCTCTATATATTGTATCGGTACTATCAGTATGCCAATCAAAGTACTCACTCTCTTTATATTCAGTAAATTGATAATCTCCCAACCCAGTAACTTCCATACCATTTATAGCAAAGGTTTCTTTTAATTTATTTGTTAATCTTTCATTTAAAAATCCTAAATCAGATATCCAACCGATTGATGATTTTCTAGTTGTCTTAGTGGGTATATTATTAGAATCATTACCATATACTTTAGCATCCGATAATGTTAATTCTGCTTTATATTTATTTAAAATGTTACCACATTCTTCGGTTGATAGGAAGTTTTCGAATATGTTTATATTATCAATCATATGAGTGTTTTTTCTTTCTTTTCTATTATTGTGTAAAATGAAATTAAACTAAATCTATATCCATTAATCACATTTAAAACTCGGTGTTTTATTTTTTTATTCAATATTATTGAATAATTTATTTTAGGTATGATTTTTATTTTTTGGTTCTTAAAAAAATACTCAAATTCTCCACCTTCAAAATCTTCATTAATATAGGTAATAATTGTTAAGTCTGCAGCATCATTATGAAAAACATCATCAACATTTGTTTCATTGGTTACTTTATTAATCCATAGCCCACTTAACTTATATTCATCTGGTAAATATTTTGAACATCTTTTTTGGTATTCTAATAATTCTTCTTTTATGTTTAAACTTTTTCTAACGTAGTTATTATTGTTATGTGGTATTTGTGTTTCCACAAAATTTGAAGATATTGAGTCCAAAAACAATAAATCTTCTTCAGATAATAGATTTTGGTGTATATTAATCATAACATTTACTACTTTTTAAATTATAATTTATTAATTATTAATTGTAAACGAGCGCATTCTTCATACATTTCTTTTTTTACCATTACTCCCATTAAATGATTTGCCAAATTTTTGAAATCACTACGATTCAATGTGATATATGCCGGCAATACCTTATACTTAATTAGTATTATAGTTTTACAAGATTTATTAGATTTCCAATTATCTAACTTATCAATCAATTTGGATAATTGTTTTGAAGTTAAATTCATACGAACTAAATATGTAGA